CCATTGGGATAGCAAAAAACCCCTAGATAAGTTCTACTACTGGAGAGGAGATTATTTCACATCTATCGAAGGAGCAATGCGTTCAATCGATAGACATTATAAACTATATAAAAAACTAAAAAATGCTGATTAGAGATTATCGTGCCCTATTAAAATATGGCGATATAAAAAAGATTTGAGAGGTAACAGGCTATTCACCCTACCTAATAAAAACTCGTTTAGCTGCGGCTGATGAGGAGATGATAGAAGTTGTAGAAGCTTTCTACGCAAAAAAGATTGAACAACTTAAAAACTCTATCTATGAACATCAAGAATAAAATGGACTACTGGGCTATACCTTCTATTCGTAAACAGAAGCTTAACCCTAGACAAAGAGAAGCAGTTGCTAATGAGATTATAGCCAAGGTATGTACCTATTACAACATTACTAATGAAGAGATTAGAGGTAAAAAAAGGTACAGAACTATTGTAACTGCTAGGCATATGTCTATGTTCTTAATTAGAACTAGGCTTAAATTAAAGCTTAAGGCTATTGGGGATTTGTTTGGTAGGGATCATAGTACTGTTATGCACGGCATAGCATCTATTCAAGACCAATCCGATGTAGATGAGCTAATTAGTACTGACATAGAAAATCTTATCAATATTTTATAAATCAAAACACCAAAACTATGAGTGATTTTTCAAAATGGGATGAGCAGGAACAAAGATTGTTCGTTGCTAAAATCATCCACAACATTAACTATTCGCAGAACAATTTAGTACTTATGAAAGCTTTAGTAGAGCTATGGGATACTTACCCTGTTCGTGAGGCATTGTTCTTTACACAAAATTTAATCAACCAAAAAACCCTATCTAATGGAAATGCAATTAACTAATCCTTCGTACGAATTAATCAACAAGGATTCAATGCTGAAATTATCTACTGAATTATCTCAGTTGATAAAAGAGAAAGGCTTATCATCTAACATCCAAGGTAAGCAATTCGTAAATGTAGAAGGTTGGCAATTCGCTGGTGCTTCTTTAGGCTTAATGCCAATCATTACGCTTACTACCGACCTATCTAAAGATGACGAGATTAAATACATGGCAACCTGTGAGGTTCGTAATATTACAAGCGGTCAGTTGGTAGCTACTGGTATTGCTTTATGTTCTAATAAAGAGAAGACTAAGCGTTTCTTTGATGAGTATGCAATCCTATCTATGGCACAAACAAGGGCGATTGGTAAAGCTTATAGGAACTTACTTGCTTGGTTAATGAAGGCTGCTGGATTCGAAGCGACACCTGCTGAGGAGATGGACTTTGCCAAGGAAGAAACCCCTACCAAAAAACCTAAAGTAGTTGAGGTGGTAGCAGAGGAGATGCCTGTTGAGGTAGATCGTGATGGTATCATTAAAGATATACAAGCTGCTGCTAGGATGAAGGACTTAACTGATATATTCTTTTCTAATAAGGAATATATAGAAAAAGACCAACAATTAATGAAATTAATGACCGCTAAAAAAGAATCGCTAACAACAAAAAAGAAATAACATGAGTAATTTACTACCAAGTATTGAATTAAATTCAATTACACCATCCAAATTTAGCATAGAATTACTTAAGCAAGTAGTTGTATCACATTTCAGAGAAACAGGCGAGAATCCCCTTGAGATGCTCGTTAAAGCAGAAGCATTAGTTCAGTTGTTAGAGGGAATTAGGGCTGAATTAAAAGAAGATGTTATTAGTCAGTTAGACTTACATCCTCAAGGCAAGGCAATGGTGCTTGATGCTGAGATAAGCAGAATAGAATCAGGAGTCAAGTATGCCTATGATGGTGACCATACATGGCTTAAGTATAACCAAGAGTTAGAAGCTATTAAGTTTAAGCAAAAGGAAAGAGAGTCATTGCTTAAGACTATAAAAGAGCCATTGGTTGATCCTGAAACTGGCGAGATGATTTATCCTGCACCTAAATTTAGTACAACTACCTTTAAAATATCATTAAAGAAATAATTATGCAAAACTTAAAAAAGAAGTTACAAGAAAAGTATCCTGACTATAATATTGAAGAAGTCCCATATTCTTTTGGTCATAAATTTAACCCACAATACTGTTGTGTAATTGCTAATGCAAATCATCAACATATGATATTTACTCCAAATGGTGAACAATTATATGGTACAATTAAAACAGTAGTTACAGATGAGCATAATGCACAACCAACTTGTGAGGTTACTTTGTTTTGCAATATCGTAACAGATGAAGATGAAGCTAAATACAGATACGAAATAAATCAATAACATGAAAGTATTAGCAATCATTAAATTTTTCTTTATAGCAGTACCAATAGCGGTGCTGCTATTAATATTCTGTGAAACTTATTACAAAATCAAAGCAATAAAACGATTATTTTGATACTACAATTAGAACAAACAATAGATGTTTTAACCCCACTAGGCTATGGAAAAGCAATCGCATGGATTGATTACGGAACTGATACTAACACCATATGGAAAGTGGTGTGTTACGATACAGGAAGAGTGCGTAACTTTTACGATGATGACATACTCGTTTACCCCAACGAAATGGATGGCGGTAAGGTAGATGAGAATTATTTTTCTAAAAGGGAGTTCCATGAAACAAACCAATCATTTATCAAAGGCCTAAAAAACCACTTTAAACCGAAACCAGATGCCGAATGAGATTAAAGGATTAGAGAACTCAATACCAATTAGAATGGTATATACTGACACTATGGAAGAGGTGCTATTTAAGTCAGCGGCAGCGGCTAGTCGTAAGACAAAGATAGCATCACAAGTAATCCGTGAATCGCTTAACCCTGTTGCTCGTAAGCGTTTTATAGTGGATAACAGAAGAGTAGTTTTTAGGATATCTAAGGAAGTTTAGTATATTTGTCATGAGTGTCGGATACTCATTAAGAACTTATTGCCCTTGATATGAACCCCCAATCCGACTGGGGGGAATTTGATGGGGCTTTTTTATTTTATGAACAGAGATTTTAAGGGAGTTTGGATTCCCAAAGAGGTATGGATGGATGAGAAGTTATCTTGGATGGAAAAATTGTTTTTAGTCGAGGTAGATAGTTTAAATGCTGAGAAAGGATGCTTTGCCTCTAACGCTTATTTCGGTGAGTTTTTCCAATTAAGCAACTCAAGAGTTAGTGAGATTATAAAATCTTTAGTTTCTAAAGGATATATTACTACCTTTCTAATCTATGAAGGTAAGCAAGTAAAACAAAGGATTTTAACACCTACTGTACCTATTCGGAAACTCGAAGGGGGTATTCGGAAAACCGAAGAGGGGTATTCGGAAAAGGCGAAGGGTAATAATACATTGATTAATAATACATCTATTAATACTAATAAGTTATATAACGATAAGGAAGCTTTTGTTAAAAGACTAGATGAACTAAAGGATAAATTAGGTAACCAATATGATTCTTTTTTATCTTACTGGACAGAAGAAGATGCAAAAGGAAAGATGAGATTCCAAGACCAAAAATTCTTTGACATAAGTAGAAGAATAGCTACATGGGTTAAAAACTCTAAAAACTTTGAGCCTGTAGCAACACAAAACACCAAAATAAAACTAAAGTAATGAATAAATATTATGTTTTTAATAACGATTTAACAATACAAGAAGAGATAATGGCAGATAAAATCGCCTTCCAAGGTAGAAGTATTGTATTATTAATTAAAGATGAAATAGTAGCATTATACCCATACAAAGACATTTACATAAAACTTATAAAATAATGCAAGTAATAGACCTACCAAAAAACACAGAGATTGAACGCAATATCCTAGGCTCGTTATTAATCGACAAAAAATCTTTGTCATTAGTAATCAACTACTTAAAAGAGGATATATTCTACGACTATAAGCATAAGCTTGTATTTAGAACGATTAGAGAGATGTACGATAAGAATATCCCAATAGATATTACTACACTCTACCAACGCATCGTAGATGCTAAACAAACGGATCAAGTAAATGCCTACTACCTTTCTGAGTTAACTAAAGATGTGGTATCAACTGCTCACTTAGAAGCCCATATAGAGTTAATAATAGAACTCTATAAGCGTAGGATGTTGGTGGTGCTGGGTGGAGAGCTTGTGGTTGGGGCGACCAATGGCGAGGAAGGCACGATAGACTTCATGGCTGAGGTATCCAAAAAACTCATTCAGCTACAAGAGTTTGGTAATATCTACGAGAAGATGATGGAAGATATTATTTTATCAATCAATTATTCTCGTGATATGGCTCAAAAAGGTGGTTTATTGGGCTATAACACAGGTTTTAATGAGCTAAACAATACCCTATGCGGATGGGTTAAGCCTGACCTAGTAATCGTAGCTGCAAGACCAGGGATGGGTAAGACTGCCTTTATGCTTTCTAGTATCTACCAACTAGCTTGTTTAGATAGCGTTCCTGTGGCTGTTTTTAGCCTCGAAATGAGCTCCGAACAGTTAGTTGAAAGGTTAGAGTCAATCGGCTCACAACTGCCCTTAAAATGGCTTAGAATGAATACTTTGGATGACAAACAAAGAAAGGTTTTACTAAAGACAGATGACTTGTTACTAACCTCACCTATCCACATTGAAGATATGGGCGGTATAAGTGTAACCCAACTCCGAGCAAAAGCCACCATCTTAAAGCAAAAGTATGGAATCAAGGTAATCTTTATCGACTACCTCCAACTTATGAGTGGTACAGGCAAATCAAACCAAAACAGAGAACAAGAGGTTAGCTACATCAGTAGAAGCCTAAAAGCCCTCGCTAAAGAGTTGGAAGTACCTATTATCGCCCTATCTCAATTATCTCGTAGAGTAGAAGAACGAGGAGATAAGATGCCTCAGTTATCTGATTTAAGGGAATCAGGTTCTATTGAACAAGATGCGGATGCAGTTATAATGCTTATGCGACCACATTACTACGAGATGACAGAGGCTATTGAGATTGGTGGTAAAGAATATTCTCCTAGCGATTTAGTGGTTTGTAAGGTTGAGAAGAATCGCCACGGATCGACAAAAAATATAGCACTAAGATTTTTACCTGAAACAATGAAATTTGAAGATTATGAGTAACGAAACATTTATACCAATGCAAGATGTGATTTATAGAATAAATACGCACCCAGACTTAACACCTAAAGACAAGAAAGAGTTTGCTCATATCACCAATAGCTTGTATATGTCAGATAAGGGTAAAGAGAAAATACTTAAACCAGTATTAACTAACCAACAAAGAAACAAACTCAAATGAAAATAATACTAATAATATTAATTTGGGAAGGACTTAAGATTCTTTACTTTAAAATAATAAACAAATGAAACAAAAAACAGCAATGCAACAATTAATGGATTTAATGAGTGAACAACCATTTACTTTTGGAAATGCCATAAATTTAGTTATTCTTAATGAATTAATTGAAAAAGAAAAAGAGCAGATAATGAACGCTTATATTGATGGATTTGATGAAACGGCTTTTGCTATTTCAGGCATTAATTACTACAACCAAACCTATAACCAAAACAAATAATATGAAACAAGTGTATGTAGAAAACAATATTGGAGAAGAGATGGATTATGACTATGACCTTAAATACGAGGATGGCAAAACAGTATGCCTATATTCTCATAATAGCGAATGGACTGAGCATTTGCAAGGACAAAAAGCAGGTTCTATTAAGGGTATTGATGATGGGTTTCTAATTAAGATTGGCGATAAGAAAATAGAATTAAACTACTGCGATATGCAAGTACTAAAAATCCTTTTATTATCTGATTTAGAAGGTACAGATTACTTTGAGATTAGAGAATCAATAACAATTAAAGCATGGCCAAGGGATATAGAAATAGACGGAAATTTGCCATAGAAGAGGCCAAGGCTAAGGATGGAACTTACCAGGCTATTAAGCTATTTGCTAAGAGCACCAAGGTCATTGTTATTCATCAAACAGAAGCACTAAAGAAAAAGTACTTTCTACTTGAGTACGAAAATAATGGTGTACCTAGTGGCATAAGTGACACAAGAGCAGAATTTTTTGCATTTAACCTTGATTTAAGGGATAGAATAGTTTTTA